GCGCAGGACAAGCAGCTGATCAAGAAGATGATCGGCGAGGAGGAGAAGGCCGAGAAGAAGGCCTCCGGTGGCGGCGTCGGCCCCGGGCTGGTCGGCTACAAGTACCGCACCCACGGCCCGAAAGGTGGCAAGGGCAAGGGGCTCAGCCCTTATTCCGATGCCCAGGCCTACCACAACGAGGGCAAGGGCTACGCTTCCGGTGGAAGTGTGCAGGGCGGCAACGTCCACGGCGCCGGGTCCGCCGCCGGGCGGATGGCGCGCAACACCAAGGTCCCAGCCAAGACCGAATTGTAAAGACCGAAGAGTAAATGCTCGAACGCCTCGACCTGGAATTCAAGTTCGTCATGGAGCGCGAGCTGCGAAGGCTCTTGCATGGCGATGACGGCGAGGGCGGGCTCTACCGCGGGCTGCTCTCGTGCGAGGACTGGGACAGCGTGAACCGCACCAAAGGCTCGATCATCGCCTATGAGAATACGCTGAAGACGATGCAGGAGGTCGCCAAGCGCATGAACGAGAACGAAGAGCCGGTGCGCTACGCCAGAGGGTTTCCCCGATGAGCGTGATCGATCCGCTGGGAAATATCTCGCGCGCGTCCCTGGCTGGCAATCAGCTGCACATGCTGCATCAGGCGCCAATGCCGCCCTGGGGCAGGGATGAAGAGCTGGCCGAGGACTATGCCGCCGACCCCAGGCAGTTTCTGCTCGATCGCACCGAGATATGGCGCAAGCAGTGCACCGTGTTCCACAACTGGGTGATCACGGCGACGTATTTCCTGCCGCACAAGATCGGCAGGGGGCAGGGTCTTATTCTGCCCGACGTCGTGCATGACGAGGCGCTCTACCAGGGCAAGGTCGGCTTGGTGATCGCCAAGGGGCCGCTGGCGTTCAAGGACGACGAGCACGTCAAGTTCCAGGGCCAGGACGTCGAGGTCGGGGAATGGGTGCAGTACGACGTCATGGAGGGGCGACAGTTCACGATGGACAACATCCACTGTCGACGGCTGAAGGACACCCAGATTGTGATGCGGATACCCGATCCAAGATTGATCTACTGATGTGCGGAGAGAGCCATGACTAACCAGGACTTCAATCCCCCAGAGGAGGGCGAAAGCGTCGTCATCGACCTCAACGAGGCGCCGGAAGGCGAGAAGGTAACCGCAGCTGGAGCCAAGCCGCCGCCCGTTCCCGGGCCATCGTCCTCGGCTTCTCCGCCGCAGGCGGGGCTGGAGGAGCTGCAGAAGCAGATCAATGCCGAGCGTGCCGAGCGGACGCGCGTCACCCAGGTGGCGCAGCAGATCGCACGCGAGCGCGATCAGGCGATGGCGGTTGCCCAGGAGGCCGAGCGCAGGGGCGTCTCGACCTACGAGCTGTACAACGAGAACCAGATCAAGGCGACCCAGGACAAGATGGAGGCGCTGGCTGCGCAGGCTGAGCAAGCCATGCAGGATGGCGACTTCAAGCGGGCAACGACGTTCAACCTGCAGATCGGGCGCCTGGGTGGCGCGCTGGCAGTGCTGGAGCGCGATCAGGCGGTGTTGCAGCAGCAGCGCGAGCAGCAAGGGCAGCAAAGGCCTGCGCAGCAGCCACAGCAGCCACGGCAGCAACAGCAGCTTCCGGCTGATCCGTTCGAGCGCGCCCTGGTCGGCCGCAGCGAGCCGACGAAGGCGTTTTTACGCAAGCACCCGGAGCTGGTGCGCGGCGACGGCACCCTGAAGCGCTCGGTGATCGATGCCCATGACCGGGCGCTGGACGAGGGCTTCCAGATCGATACCCCCGGCTACTTCGAGTATGTGGAGAAATCTCTAATGGCACAGGTGCCGAGTCGAGACGGTGGCGGTCCTGCGGTGCCCGTCACGCGCGCTTCCCAGGGCTATTCCGCGCCGGTCGTGCGCAATGGCGGCCCGGGCAATTCTGCCGGTGGCGCCAGCGGCGGCAGCTTCGTGATGACCCCGAAGATGCGCAGATTGGCCTCCGAGCAGGGTGTCCCGGAGAAGGAGTGGGCGCAGAACTATGTGCGGCTGCTGGCAGAGGGGCGGATCACGCCGATCACGTAACAGGCACACATAACATGCATCATGCACACGATCTTCTTTCAGGCCCTGGTTAACAGGAACGTCAACAGGAACGTCATATGGAAAACCTCTCACCCTGGCGTGAAAGCCCGCACGAGGACGTGCCTTTCGGCATTCCTGGCGCGTCTGCGGAGGCGCTTAGGCCGCTGGTTCACGAGGAGCTGAGGCTCGACCTTACCCGCCAGCGACTGCATTCTGGCAACCAGAACATCGATCCCTATGACATCTCCGATATTTATGCGAAGTACGCCCCGACCCGAGGCGATCCGCGGCGCGGCAATATCGCCAACGAGATCGACTTCAACTGGAAGCGTTACGAGACCTATGGCAAGCCGGATTATTCCGAGCAGCGCGCCTATCACGCCCAGGGCTGGCGGCCGGTGATGCACCATCATTTCCCCGGAAGGTTCGCGCCGGAAGGCACGCAGGGACCGGTGATCGTCAAGGACATGATCCTGATGGAACGGCCGATGACCTTGACACTGAAGGCCCGAAATGAGGAAATAGCCCAAGCGACTGAGTCTATGCGGATCAATCGCGAGAAGGTAAGAGACACGCCAGACGGAAGCATGCCGCGGGTTGTTTACGCGGATCGTGTCTCGCGTGAAGCCATAGAGATACCAGATTAAATCCCCGACTAGGTCGGGGTCGCGTTCACTGCCTGGACGCGCAACATAGATCATCGCTCGGACGGAGGCGCTGCTCGCCAAGGCCCGGCACCCTAGAAAGGGGAGCCAGCCTATGGCCAACACGAACTCGCCTTTCGGCTTTAAGCCCATCCGCCGTCTCGATGGCGCGGCGTGGTCCAGCAATCACACCACCAAGAAGATGCAGATCACCGCAGGCGCCTGCAATCGCGGCGATGTGGTGAAGCAGCTTGCCGACGGCACAGTGGCGGTGTCTACCGTTGCCGCTGGCGCCGCTAATCTCGGCATCTACGTCGGCTGCCACTATCTGCTGGCGTCGCTCGGCTATCCGATCTGGTCGAACTATTGGCCGGGAGCTGGCGCTGCCGCTGGCACCCTGGTCGACGCCTTCATCATCGATGATCCGCTGGTGGTGTACGAGGTCATGGCTTCGACCGGGCCGATCACTGCGGCCAATGTCGGCGAGAACGCGGACTTCGTGGTCACCGCCTCCACCACCGGCTTCTCCAAGTGGGCGCTGGCAACCCCTGCCGTTGCCGCAGGCAGCGACGTGCTGCCGTTCAAGGTCGTCGGCGTCGGCAATGCCGGGGTCAACATCCAGGACGGCTACGACGTCGCCTCCGCGAACAACATCGTGGAGGTTGCCTGGAACGTCCAGAACTACAAGACCGTCTCGCTCAACGCCTAAGGGCGGGCACTGGGAAAGGGCTAAGCCATGGCTATTGATCTTGCATCGATCAAGAACGAGCTTTTCCCCGGCCTCGCCGCGGTCGAAGGTCGTTACAAGAAGATCGAGACCAAGTGGTCTCGGCTGTTTGAAAAGCGCACATCCAAGATGGCGCTCGAACGCCGTACGCAGATGGCGTACCTGCCGCTCGCCCGAGAGAAGGGTGAGGGCCAGAGCACCTACTTCGATGACCGGGCCGGTGAGCGCTGGCTCTATTCGGCGGAGATGAAGGAGCTGAGCTTAGGGTATATTATTACCAGGAAGGCCGTTGAAGACAACCAGTACCGCGCAGAGTTCAATCCTTCCAACCTCGGGTTGCAGGACGTGTTCGCAACCACGAAGGAAATCTACGCCGCTAACATCTTCAACATGGGCACTGTGCTCGATCCCACCGTCGGCGGCGATCAGAAGCCGTTGTTCGATGTCGCGCATCCACTCGACACCGGCAGCGTCGCTAACAAACCGGCGGTGGACATCGATCTCAACGAGAGCACGCTGCTCACCTCGATGACCACCATCAGGAACAACTGGGTCGATGAGCGGAATATTAAAATCTCCGCACGCGCCGAGCTGGTGGTCGTTCCCACCGCGCTGGAGCCAGTGATCGTAAGGCTGTTACGTAC